TGACTTGTGACTTGACTCAACCTTGTGTGTTTGCACCTGAACCGATTGAAGAGCTGAAGGACACAATCCTTTTGAACTTTAGCACACGCTATCGCAACAATGACATCAACTACAAATGTCTCAAGGATCACAAGTGCATCTTCTTTGGATACGAAGAGGAATATCACGCATTTTGCTCACGCTTTCAGTTAGATTGTGAACACCTGAAGGTGAGAGATGCTATGGCATTGGCACAAGTCATTAACTCCGTGAAGTTGGTGATTGGGAATCAGTCAAGTACCTTTGCACTTGCAGAACAAATGAAAGTCAAACGGATGCTTGAGTCCTATCATCATTGCCCGAATGTGATTCCGATGGGAGGAGTCGCTTACGATTACAACAAGAACTACACCTTTCTAAAGATACTGAATGAACTTATTGATATTAACTGATGGAATGAATGGTGTGGTTTATCACCGCATCTACACACCGCATCTTCGTTTGCAGTTGGACGGACAAGCAACAATTGATGTTTGCCAATCACAAGAGGAATGGATGACGGTTGACTTCTCCAAATATGACCTTGTTGTTTTCTCACGATGGTTGGGCAAATACCAATACGATGTGCTGAAGCGGATCGCTGATGCCGGGAAACCATATGTCGTGGACATTGATGACTATTGGGTACTCCCCAAATATAATCCAGCATATTGGGCATACAGGAAAGGAATCAAGACCGCCATCAAGGATGCCATCCACTATGCGGATGCAGTCATCACCACCACTCCGATGTTGGCAAAAGAGATTCGCACAATCAACGAGAAGGTGTATGTCGTGCCGAACTGCTTGGACTTAACACACAATCAATGGTCGCAAATTAAGGAGAAAAACGAGACGGTGAAGATTGGATGGGTTGGAGGAATCACACACGAGGAGGACTTGAAGCTCATCGCTGATGACATCAATGCGATGGATGTGGAGTTCTACATCGTTGGTTACACTCCGAGTGAGCATTGGAACAACATCGTCAAACTGATTCCAAAAGCCAAGATAGTTGAAGGCACAAGCGTGTGGGAATATGGAGAGGTTTACAAGCACTTTGACTTTGTACTTGCACCGCTTCAGGACAACCACTTCAACCAATGCAAGAGCGAACTGAAGATTGTGGAGGCAGCAGCGTATAGCATCCCTATCATCTGCTCTGCGGTGTTCCCTTACTTATACCACACATCAAACGATGGAGTTATATTCACCAACAAAAACAATTGGAGAGCATCCATTGAGAAACTCATTCACGCTGGGCATTCGGTTCGTCAATCTATGGGACGGAGTAACTTTGACTATTGCAACACCTATCACAACCTTGAACTGCACAACCTTACCCGGTTGGCGGTTTACGATAAGCTATGCAAATAAACTACAAGCGACCATATGTGACCAGTTACCAACAAGCCATCCTTGATTGTGAGGAGAGGTTTACGATAACGGCTGCGAGTACAAAGACGGGCAAAACCGCATCGCACATCATATGGTTGTTTGAACAAGCTCTCAAGTGCAAGGAGGGACAATCAGTTTGGTGGGTTGCACCTGTTTACCAACAAGCAGAGATTGCATTCCGAAGGATGAAAACACAAGTCACCGATGTCAACTTCTTCCAAAGCAACGAGACCAAGTTACTGCTCACCTTACCAACAGGATCACGCATTGAGTTCAAGTCAGGGGAGAAACCTGACAACCTGTATGGAGACGATGTGTATGCTGCGGTCATTGATGAGGCATCTCGTATGCGTGAGGAGTCGTGGTATGCTATGCGTTCAACCTTAACCGCCACACAAGGCAAGTGCAAGTTGATTGGGAATGTCAAAGGGAAAAAGAACTGGTTCTACAAATTAGGAGAGAGAGCAAGGAGCGGAGAGAGTGACTATCGTTATTTTAAGATAACCGCATACGATGCAGTCAAAGAGGGGATTCTCAAACTTGAGGAGGTAGAACAAGCCAAGCGTGACCTTCCTGAAAATGTATTTAATGAGTTGTATCTCGCAGAACCAGCGGATGACAAGACAAACCCTTTTGGAATTGACAACATTCGCAGATGTTACCGACCTGTCTCAAGGGGTACGGTTGTTGCTTGGGGAATTGACCTTGCAAAGTACTCGGATTATACCGTCATCGTTGGATTGGATGCAAACAATCAATGTGCATATGTTGACCGATTCCAAGCGGATTGGGGCATCACACAAGATAGAATCATTCGGTTGATTGGAAACACTCCAGCGTTCATTGACTCAACAGGTGTGGGTGATCCTATCGTGGAACAAATCCAAAGGGTATGTCAAAGAGTCAAGGGATTCAAGTTCACATCACAATCCAAACAACAACTAATTGAGGGACTCGTTCTCTCCGTTCAACAAAACTCGGTATTCTTCCCTGAAGAACCAATCGGCTCGGAGATGGAGAACTTTGAGTTTGAATACACAAGAACTGGTGTGAGATACACCGCACCATCAGGACTTCACGATGACTGCGTGATGGCTCTCGCATTGGCAGTTGATTGCAAGTCACACAATAGACCGGGAACTTTTTACTTTGCCTAACTCGTTACAAATTGAAACGCTATGAAATGGAATAACATAACAATTTACCAACTGCAAGAGATTCACTCGTGCAGAGATATGTCTCACATTGAGAAAACAATGAACACCCTTGCCATCGTCAAAGATTGGTCAATGGACAAGGTGGAGTCAATGCCGATTGATGAGCTGACAAACGAACTGAAGAAGTTGGAGTTCTTAAACACGCTACCAACCGACAAGGTGAGATTCTCTTTCCGACATCGTGGAAGGCGTTGGAAGTTAGCAAAGACAACAAACGAGATTTGCGGTCACCACTTCATTGAACTGCAACAAGTATTCAACGGAGATATGATTGAGTCGCTCCACAAAGTGATGGCGTTGCTCACATATGAGGTGGACTTGTTGGGACGCACAAAGAAGGTCACGGATGCACAGGCACACTATCAAGAGAAATGTGAATTGTTCTTGTCCCTTCCAGTCACCACCGCTTACTCCTATGCAGTTTTTTTTTCGGCAGTTTATCCCAAGTTATTGGAAACTATCCTAACCTATTTGAAGGAGGAGATGAACCAATTGAAACGGGAAGCGTAAGTCCATTGGCGTGGTTGGAATTAGTTGACAAGATTGTCAAAGGGGATCGGACAAAATGGGACACCATCTTGCAGATGCCGTTGATTGAGTTCCTGAACACGATTGCATTCTACAAGGCAAAGACAAAAGAACGGCAGAAACGATTGGAGCAGTCATCGACAAAGGGATTCAACGCCTATGTTGTGGCTTGTTTGAACGAGATGTTGTAACAAATTATTGGCAGTATTTGTTACAAGTTGCCAATTTATAGGATTAGTGGCAAATGTTTGTTTCAATAACCTTGTTTTATACCAAACGGTATTATACCCTTAAACATATAAGTTGCCATAAAAGGGACTAAACTATATGCTTTTGAGTATTATATCGCACTTTATCGTTGCATATTTGTGACATTATCACAAAAATTCAACTTTAAAGTTGAATCTATCCGTCATAAACTAAACCTATAGGTTGACAATATATTGGTTAAAGTACCCCAAAATCGGTGTAATTAACCATTGTATTATGCAAAATGGGGGCAACTCAAGAAAAATGGGTGCATTTGGGACGCACAACCCTAACCGCTATTTTCTATCGTGGCACTATCTATCACACAACAACCAAACGAGTATGCTCCAGCGTACAATGATACCAACTTTGTAATTACGGAGTCATCAGGTGGCATCTACACAAAGGACAATTTCAAGTTCATTGCAGAAGTCAAGCAAAGCACGACATCACTTGCCAAGCTCAAAGCACCAATCTACTACGGAAGCACAAACAAGGGCGTGTTCAACATCGGACGCATCCTTGAGAACTATGTCACCTATGATTGGAACTTCAACGATAGTGCAGCAAGTGGTTGCACAAATTCAATTATGGATTACAAGGTGGAGTTTGGCTATGAATACTCTGCATCTGCCACAGGAAGCGTCACCGAATACACCAACTTGACATCGGCAACTGGAAGCGTGTGGAATGCTGCACTCAATCCGATTGACTTGGTGAACTATGCTGGTCAATATACAATGGATGGCAATGGATTATTCTTGACTCCCATCCGAAGCAAGACGATTCACCGCACTCAAAAGGATTGGCTCTATGCAATCCGCAACACGGCAACAACTGCCCTTGTAACTTACTCGGACGCATCCACACAAACAATCAATCTACCATCCACAAAGGTGGTTCGCATTCCATCAGGAAGTCAATTGACAATTCCAAGCGGTGCGACATACTATGACATCCAGTTAAAGTTGAGCAGTACCGTTCTATCCGAAACCTACCGAGTGAACCTGATTGATGAGTGTAGCAAATATGATACAACCGACTTGTTCTTCCTCAACTCATTGGGTGGGTTTGACTCATTCCGATTCAATAGAGTGAGGCGTGACAACTACGACATCCAGCGAAAGCAATTCAAGTCCAACCCATACACATTGGGTGCGACATACGGATACACTACATCGGCATTCAAGCAAAAGACCTATGACACCAATATGACTCACAAGGTCAAGATGTTCAGTAACTGGATCACGGAAGAGCAATCCGAATGGTTGCTTGACTTATTGTCATCTCCCGTTGTCTATGCTTACGATGGCACTTTGGTTGCGGTCAATATAGACACAAACACTTACGAGGTCAAGAAACACATCCAAGACAATGCGTTCTTCATTGAACTTGATTTGTCATACTCCTTTGAATCCAAGAGACAACGCCAATGATAGAAATTTTCGTTGCCCTTCCTGTTGATGTTGCCAAGACCAACAATGTAGAATGGCAAAACGCACTACAACTTTGGGAGAACTCTTCGGTTGTTTGGGAAGCATCTTTCGGTGGTCAATACATAACCGGGAAGCTTGACACATATGAGGATGTCAATGTCTTAATTAATCGCTCTATTGCCGATATTCGTGAACCTGACACAAGGTCATCGGATTGGACAAAGACAATTGAGTTGCCGGGTTCAAAGACAAACAACATTATCTTCTCTCATCTTTTTGAGGTAGAGCAAACCACAAGTTCAACCACACAATTTTCACCGACATTCAACCCGAATCTCAAAGCGGAGTGCATCATCTATGTAGATGGCATTGAGCAATTGAGAGGGTTCTTGAGGTTGATTCAAATCCGTGTTGATGATTCCACACACATCACCTATGAGGTAACTTGTCACGGACAATCTGCTGACTTCTTCACGACTATCGCAGAACGCAAACTCAACCAATTAGATTTCAGCGAATACAACCATACTTTGTCAAGTGGCAACATCATTGACTCTTGGTCAAACCAAATCTACAAGAACGGAACGACACAAGCTTTTGCCTATGGTGAAGGTTATATGTATGCGATGATAGACAAGGGGCATCCGACAAACATCGCTTTGTGGGACACAAGTCAGTTCACTCCTTCGCTCTATGCAAAGACGGTGGTGGACAAAATCTTCACCAATGCTGGGTTCACCTACACAAACGATTCCTTTTTCAACTCCGATAGGTTCAAGCGGTTAGTGTTACCAGCACCATCGGCATTGACGGCAAATGCTGCGACATTGGAGTCAAGAAGATTCCGAGCTTCTCGCACAACAACTGCACAATCACTTGACCTAAACTCAATCCTACTATTCCAAAACGATTCCACAGGTGGGAACTTTGACAATGGTGGCAATTACAACAACACAACTGGGCGTTATACTGCACCCATTGGTGGACGATATGTGTTTGATGTTGACATTTCAATCAACTACGCATCCACCAGCTATGCACCTGTATTCCAAGAGGACATACACTTGGTGTTTGGATTGTATGTTGATGGAGTATTGAAACAAACAAGCACGGTCACCGTTGACTATGGATCACCAGCATTCCAAGTGGGATTGTACTTCTCACCTTTGGCGGTCTTTACAGGCAATGTCTTGGATGTGCGATTGGCACAAGTTTATGACGATGCAAACAATTACAATTTGACCAATGCTCAATTCTCTTTGGACATCGGTATTGGTTCGTTTATTGAGAGCAACCAATCAGCGTACACATACGGACTTGGAGAGACGGTTGACTTCTCTGCATTCCTAAACTCCGAAGTCAAGCAAAGTGAGATGTTTATGTCGTTTGTTAAGATGTTCAATTTGTATATTGAACCTGACAAAGACAATCCAAAGAATCTGCGATGCGTTCCACGAGATGAGTTCTATACTGGAGATAATGTTGATTGGACTGCTAAATTGGACTATTCTCAACCTGTTGAGATTGTGCCTATGGGAGAACTTGAAGCCAACCCCTATGTCCTACAATACAAAGAAGGAAAGGACGAAGCGAATGTCTTGTATCAGGAATCGTATCAAACAACATACGGAAGTCGCACATACAAGGTTGACAACCAGTTTATCAAGAATGAGAAAAAGATTCAAATTGCTTTTGCACCTACGCAAATAAACTCTTACAACAACCAAAAGAACTTTGTCTTGTCGTATGTCCCCAACTATCAAGATGGTGACTTGCGGATATTGTATTTTGGTGGTGTGGTGACAGGCGTGAATTGGAAGTTCTACGCACAATATGCGGGTGTTGGTTTGAACTATACAAATCAATTCTCAATCCCATTGACCATTCACTTGGACTCAATCAGCAATCCCACATATGACATTCTTTTTGGAATGCCGAGAGAGATTGGTGTTGGTGCGGGGTATAAGTACACCAATGCAAACCTTGTCAACAATTACTATTATCGTTTCTTGAGTGAGATTACAGGATCAAACTCCAAGATATTACGAGCATACTTCCGCATCACTCCGAAGGATTGGCTCAACTTGTCATTCTCGGATGCTTATTTCTTTGAAGGTCAGTATTGGCGGTTGAATCAAATCACCGATTACAACCCAATTGAGGATGGTGTCTACTTATGCGAGTTCTTGCTTCAGCAATTTATTGAACCAGCGACCATCGTTCAAAAGACAATCGGTGCGGGAACTGCGGGGCAAACTGATGCAGAATCCGACATCTATCCCGGTGGGAATATACCAATCAAACCCGGCATCAAAGGGGTGACGGTTGGTGTCAGTCAAGGAGGAGGAGGTATAATTCAGGGAAATGGTATTGTGCAGAACAACAATCTCACCGATACATTTGCGGTTGTTTCCAAAAACACAACCTTCCAAGCGGGAACTGATGGGAGTGCTGCGATATTGTGTGATGACTTTGCAGTCACTAAACCCGACACACTCTATCTTGGCAATTACGAGATGTATCCATCATTCTTGAGTGGTGGTGCAGTTAAGACGGTAACAACCACAACGAGCGTGACCAAAGACGATTGGTTGTTGCTATGTGATGCGACCGCTGGAAACTTCACAATCACTTTGCCCAATCCGTCAGGATTAAGCGGAAAGCATTGGGTATTTCTCAAAACAAATTCAGCACATTCAATCACGATTGACACGGCAACTGCTGCAACAATAAACGGAGGAGACGATGAGGTCATCAACAACCATTGGGAGAAGAAATGGATTGTGTGTGATGGAACAAATTTCTATGTAATAGGTAACGGATAAGATATGGCACTAACGGCAGCGATAGACCTAACGGTCAAAAAACCTGACTTCAAGTCAATGAAGGCAGAGATTAGAGAATTAACCGTCCAAGCACAACAGGCGGTGATGGCATTTGGTGAGTTTTCTCCCGAAGCGATAAGGGCAGAACAAGCACTTGCACAAGCTCGTGACCGAATGGATGACTTCAATGACCGAGTGAAGGCAGTAAACCCCGACAAGTTTGCTCAAGTCAACACGGTTGTTCAAGGCGTTGCTCGTGGATTCCAAGCAGCACAAGGGGCGATGGCTCTCTTTGGCACTCAATCTGAAGAACTTGAAAAGACAATGGTCAAACTTCAAGGTGCGATGGCATTGGCTGAAGGACTGGAAGGGCTTGGGAAGATTCAACAACAATTTACTGCCATTTTTACCAATGTAGTGAGTGGTGCAAAGAAAGCATTTGCAGCAATTAAAGCGGGTATTGGCTCAACTGGAATCGGCTTGTTGGTGGTTGCTCTTGGTTCTATTGTAGCATATTGGGATGAAATCAAGGAGGCAGTTAGTGGGGTTAGTGACGAGCAAAAAGAGTTGTTAAAAAACACTCAAAAAACTGCCGAAGCAAATGAAAAGAGTTACGACAACATTTCAAAGAGTGAGAATATACTTAAGGCACAAGGCAAAACTGAAGAGGAAATTCTCAAACTCAAAATCAACGCTGCCAAAGTATCAATACAAAATCTTAAATCACAACTTACAACTCAAGAGAATGTTCGCCAAAGTCAAATAGACACCGCCAAGCGAAATAGAGACATTCTACAAGGGATGATTCGTTTTGTGATGTTGCCCTTGTCGCTTTTGTTAAAAGGCATAGATGAAGCGGGAAAAGCATTCGGTCAAAACTTTGGTCTTGAGGAAGGGTTCTCAAAGGGAATTGCTGAAATGGTGTTTGATCCTGAAGAAGTTAAACAAGAATCGGACAAAGCAATTCAAGCGAGTAAAGATGCTCTTCTTAAATTAGAAAACGATGTTGCTGGGTATGAGTTAGCAATCAAGGATATTAGAAAGAAAGGTCGTGAGGATAAAGAAAAAGCAGATAAAGAAGCAGAGCAAAAAGAAAAGGAACGAATTGCAAAACTTGAAGCATTAAAGGATGCAGAAGTACAATCCGATAGAGCAAGACGATTGGCACAAGCCAAAACCGACAAAGAAGCACTCAAGATTAAATATGATAACGAAAGGGCAGCGATAAAAGATGCGTACTTTAAGCAGTTAATAGATGCAAAAGGCAATGAGGAAGCCATTAAGTTAATCAAGGCAAAATACCAAAGCGACCTAACAACCGCAAAACTCAACTTTGATAAGCAACAAGAAGAAGCGGACAAGAAAGCATTTGACAAAATGGTTGAAACCGAAACCAAGAATGCTGAAGTAATAACCGATATATCAAAGAAAAGTTCCGATGATAGAATCAAGCACGAAAATGCAGTTCAACAAAATAAAGATGCTTTATACAAGGCATCAGTTGACTTGGCTAATTCTATTATTGCACTTGCCGGTGAACAATCAAAAACAGGTAAAGCGTTGGCATTGTCGGTGATTGCTGCCGATACTGCAATGGCAATTTCAGGTGCGTTGAGCATTACACAAAAACCATCACCTGACAACATTGCAACAGGTGGTCTTGCTGGTGCTGCAAAGTATATTGGTTTAGCTGCAATGATTTTAAGCAATGCAAAAAAAGCAAGAGACATTCTCAAAAGTGGTCAAGCGTCTTCACCTTCTCCATTGCAATTAAGCGGTGGTGGGTTTCCACAAATGTCTGCACCACAAGTATCATCTACATTGCCACAAGTCAGCGGATTTGAGCAGAGAGTATTTGTGACCGAAGGGGACATATCACGCACACAAGCAAGAGTCGGAAACACCAAAAGAGTATCCGTTGTGAAATAACGCTATTTGAATACGATGAAACTACCAGTTTACAAATTAGACATCAACGAATGGGACGAAGAGACCGGGATTGAATTTGTCTCTCTCGTGGAATCTCCAGCCATACAAAAGGACTTTCTTGCTTTCAACCAAGAGTTTGTTGAACCGAACCCAAATGAGAGTGAAGATGAGTTCATCTCTCGTTGTGTTCCCATCCTTATCAATGAAGGCAAGGACAATGAACAAGCGGTTGCGATTTGTTATTCATATTGGGAAGGTGAAAGGATCCAGAAGGTGGAAAATCAAAAGTTTGCCATCCAAGATGAGGAGAAAAGAATCGTTACTGGAGCAGCGATGATTGCCGACCTACCAATCTACCGCAGAGATGACATTCGTGGTGAATACTATGTGGTATTTGACAAGGAGAGCATCTTCAAGATTGCGAAAAAATGGGCAAGGGGTAACAAGTACGATGCAGTCAACGCCCATCACCGCACTCCGATAATGGATGGCGTGAGCTTGTTTGAGTCATACATCATTGACCGGGAGAGAGGCGTGATGCCACCGAAGGGATTTGAGGAGGTTGCTGACGGATCATGGTTTGTTTCCTACCTTGTAGACAATGACGATGTGTGGGCAAGAGTCAAAGAGGGTGAGTTCAAAGGGTTCTCCGTTGAGGGCGTTTTTGATTTCCCTGAAGACAAAGATGAACAAATACTTGAGGCATTGAAAGAAGTCCTTTCCAAGTGGAACGGCAAGTAAAATTGCAACACCGAAACATAAACTCTAATTTTATACAAATGAACGCAAAAGAAACATTGAAAGAAATCCGCACGATGTTGGGATTTTCGGACGAAGAAGTCAAAGTTGAGATGGCAACTGCTACCTTGACCGATGGCACAATCATTGAGTGGGAAGGCGAATTGGCAGTAGGAACTGCCATCTTCGTTCAAACTGCCGAAGGAAACATTCCAGCACCTGATGCAACCCACGAGGTTGAAGGTGGATTGTTGGTTACAACTGAAGGTGGTTTTGTTACTGAAATCGTTGAACCTGAAGTTGAGATTGAAATTGAAGCCGAAGAGTTCGCAACCGTATCTGCATTCAACGACACCGTTTCCAAGTTGGAATCTGCCATCGCTGAATTGTCTGCAAAGGTTGAGTCATTGACTGCATCAAACATCAAACACAAAGAAGCTATGAGCAAAGCGATTGACCTAATTGAGAAGGTTGCTGACTTGCCAAGCGAAGAACCCTTGAAAGCACCTGTATCTACAAAAAAGAACGACCGCTTTGAAGCACTTAAAAAATTCAAAAACTCTATAAACAAATAAAACTATGTCATTTTCAGTAGGATCACTCGCTAACTACACCAATGAGCAGTCAACTGACTTATTGGTAAAAGCATTGTTCGGAAGCAAAACTTCTTCAACTTTGCAATCTGCTAACCAAGTTCAAGTCGGTGTTAAATCAGCATCTGCTTTGAACATCCTTGCTTCAACCGTTTTCTTCCAAGCCGATGGTTGTGGTTACAACCCATCAGGTACAACTGCCTTCACTCAAAGAAACATCACCGTTGGTGCTGTGAAAGTTGAAGAAACTTTGTGTCCAAAAACTTTGGAAGCCAAATGGATGCAAACCCAAATTATGCCCGGTTCACCAACAATGATTCCTTTTGAAGAGCAAGTCGGTGCTGAAAAAGCTGCCGTAATTGCACAAACTTTGGAAACTGCATTGTGGCAAGGTGACACCGCAAGTGGTAACCCTAACTTGAGTCGCTTTGATGGTTTCAACAAAATCATCGCTGCTGCTTCTCCAGTATTGGCTAACTCTGCACCAACTGCTTTTGCTTCTATCACCGCTGCAAACATTGATGACATCTTGGATCAAGTGTACGCTAACATCCCCGCTGCCGTTGCAGAGAAGGATGACTTGGTTTGCTTCTTGGGAATTGATGCCTACAAGTTGATGTTGGTTAACTTGAAGAATGCAAACTTGTTCCATTATGTTGCAGATGCTGCACAAACTATGGAAATGGTTTACCCTGGTACAAATATGAAGTTGATTGCCGTAGGTGGTTTGAACGGAACAAGCAAGATTGTTGCTGGTTCTTTGTCAAACTTCTTTATGGGTACGGACTTGATTGACGAGCAAGAAGAAGTGAAGATGTGGTACAGCATTGACAACGATGAGGTGCGTGTTCGTTTCACTTTCAAAGCTGGTGTTCAGGTTGCATTCCCCGGAGAAATCGTTTACTTCACCCTTTAATCAATTAAGATATGCCTTGTTTACTTACTTCAGGATTCGCCCTTGACTGCAAAGATGCAGTTGGTGGCATCAAAAGCATCCACTTGATTAACTGGGCAACTTCAGGATTCACCGTTGCAAGTGGAGAAGTTACCGCAACATCTGTTGCAAGTGGTAGCGTGTATACTTACGAACTTCCCAAAGCAACTGGATCAATGGTAATCACCACAAATGTGAGTGTTGAGAATGGCACATCCTTCAATCAATCGGATGTTGCTTTCAAACTTCGCAGATTGTCAACCACCAAAAGAAATGAAATGAAATTGTTGGCACAAGGCAGATGTTTCTGCATCGTGAAAAACAACAACGATGAGTATTTCTTGGTCGGTAAGGAGTACGGATGTGATGTGACTGCTATGGTTGCGAACACCGGCACTGCGATGGGTGATTCAAATGGATATGAGGTTACCTTGTCAGCGATTGAAGCGGAAGCACCTTACAAATTACAAGCTGGAGTTGTTACCTCTTTGGGTATCTAACTGGTTCGTGTTTTCATAGGAGAAAGAGGGAGGGCAATTGCTCTCCCTTTTTTGTTACAAAAAATTCTCATCGCTATTTTGTTTTGATGTTGGTTATTAACAAAGGGCAGACAAAGAATTGGTATGTTACATTGACGGAGAAGGCAAGTGCTGCATCCTATGTGTTCACCTTTACTCATCGCCAAACTGAAACCATCGTCACAAGAACCTTGACTGACATATCTGCACACAAAGAGCGTTACAATCAATTTCAATTCATTGAAGGCACGACTGCAACCCTTTTGGAAGGAGAACACGAATATAGTGTTTCAACTGCTGGAGGTGTGTTGTGTGAAATAGGTCTTTTGAAAGTACAAAAGTCATTCACCGAGAATGAATATAACCCAACACTAAACGAAAAAATCTACATACAATGAGCAATTCAACAAGTATTATCGCTGGTGGCGATGGCTTCAAGTATCATTCCGCATCAACGGTGACAGGAGTCGGATATTCCGCTCTTGTTGTTCAAGAGAACACCGTGTTCACATCATTCAGCGTTGACGGAGTGAATGTACTCTCAAGTCGTGGAATGACATCAATCACTTTTGTGCAAGGTGCATATCTTCCCGCTGGTGGTTCTTCAAAAATCACGGGCTTTGTCATCTCTGCTGGTTCAGTAATCGGATATTAATATGAGACAAGGCATAGGATTAGGCGTTGGAATTAATCGCTCTCAATATGGGTTTGCAGTTGGCACTCGTCAATGGCAACTTATTACCGAGAAGTGGGAAACTATTAACGAATTTTGGAATTTATAAATATGGGAACTTCTTTAACTGGGTTAACACCCTCGACAACATACGATGCCTTGATAAAGGTAGGCGATAACGGACCATTAACGGGTACACTAAAAAGATTAAGCGATGGTTTAGGTAATGACCTTCCATTGTTGGTATCTACAACTTCATTGACAAAC